CCGTAGAAGCAGGACGACGACTTGGCGCAGATGATGTCGTAGCCAACAACCACGACGCCTTGCTGCCCGATCTGTCCGAGTGGGACAAGTGAATAGAAGCCGGAGAAGTCGAACGCGGCATCCTCGGACATGTACATCGAGGTGTACTTAACGTTGACCCCGAACACGCTGCCCTTCGGGCAGAAGTGGTCGGCGAAAATCGGGATGCCTGAGATCACCAGGTTCGGAAAGGACGACCGGACGGCGGTGTCCATGGTGTAGGTGTTGCCCACCACCTGATTGATCTGCTCAATCCCGATGAAGGTGTTGTTCAGGGTGGCGTAGTCGCCGGGGTTCATCACGACGAAGGTCGGCGCCTCGCCGCCCGCCGCGTCCGTCACGCCTGCCAGCAAGGTCGCCATGCCGGCGCGCGTGAAGCCCGCGGTGCCCTGGCTATAGGTGCCGGAATTGAGGTTGATGTATTGGCCCTGGAAGGCCGAGTTGCCCGCCGCCAACCGGTTGATGCCGCCGTAGGTCGGGGCGTTGGTCCCGTTGTCGAAGGCGTTGAAGAAGCTGTCCGGCTGCTGCGGATAGGCCGCGTTGTTGGTGAACATCAGCCGCGCCATGTTCTGGCGTGTCACCGCATAGACGTCGTTCATGCGGGCTTTGAGGATGCTGATCTCGCGATCGGTCGCCTGGATGACCGTTTCGCCGAAGGGCAAGGGGACCGGCACGACCCAATAAGCGAGGTTCCACTGGCCGTTCTGGATGCCGGGGGTGATGACGGGGGAGTTGAAGCCTCCGCCGTACCCGGTCCATTGACCTTGGACCATCGACTGACCTTGCAACGGTATAGTGACCTGGTTCAAGCCACCGGCTGCACGCTGTGCATTGCCGGTCATATAGAACAACGTGGGTGAACCATAATAGATTTGTACAAAGAGCTTGGGGACGAATGCCCTTCGTGTTACGGCAGAAAGTTCCGTATACAATGAGCCTGCGGAGGGCGCGACACCTAAGCCGGGGAGTGGCAAGTCAAGTCTCCTCTTACTAACTTATCCTGGAGCACCGCTACGTCATGTCCAAGCACCTCGGTCGCGATCTGCGCCCCGAGGAAACCGTCCATCACATCAACGGCATCCGGTCGGAAAACAACATCGAGAACCTGGAGCTTTTCAGCTCTCGCCACGGCCCCGGCCAACGAGTGGTCGACAAGGTGCAGTTCGCCATCGAGATACTGACTTTGTACCCCGAGTTCGCCAGACGCGCCGGCTATGAACTGCACGCGATCCATCAGCGCCCGCCCCTGATCTCAGCCAGCGCCGACTGAGCCATACGCATCACGGCGGCGTCGGACGACTGCCCCTCGCCCTTGTTCTGCAGTAGTGCGGCGATGTCCTTGTCGTCGGACGAGTCGATCTGGTCGGCAAAATTCCAGCGATCGCCGGTGATCCCGCCGCCCGGCGTCGCCACCTGCGGGGGGTTCGACCGTTCGAAAATGGCGACGGCATCCTCGACGTCGAGGATGCCCTTGGTCTCCATCAGCTTCCTGACGGCGGCCACGCCCTCGTCGGTGTAGCGGGAGACGGTCTTGAGTCGGGTGAACGCCCGCTCCTGGTCGGCGGCGATTCGCGCCAGGGCGGCTTCCCGCTTCTCGTCCTCGCGCTCCTTCTTGAGCGCGGCAATCTCGTCGGACAGCTCTTTCTTGGCGGCGTTGACCGGCGCGATCCAGTTCCTCTCGGCGTCGAGGAAGGGGGTGGGGGCGGATGGGTCCGCCGTCTTCTGTGCCTGCTCGAGCAAACGTCGCGCCTGGGGGTTGGCGACCATGCGCTGGGCGATGCCCTGCAAGGCCATCAGGCGATTGTATTCGCCCTCGTCGAGCTCGACCAGTTTGGGCATCGATTACTTCCCCGCGCCGGGCTCGGAACTCGCGTTCGGGACATGCGACAGGCCCATGGCGCCCGACTTCATCTGCGCGGGCAGATGCGATTTCCGGCCGCCGATGTCGATCTGCTCCATGCTCACCCGCACGATCTGCTCATCGCTCTCGGGGATCGACTTGGTGTTGTTCTGGAAGATGTTGACGTTGGACATGGTGGCCTCTCAGTAGTGCTTGCCGCGGTGGACGGGGGCGAGATTCTGGACGTTGGCGTTCTTGATCCGGTCGTTGAGAGCGGGGGCGTAGTTGTCGCGCACCATCTCGACGGTCTGCGCAACCCCAAGCCGCTCCGGGCTGGCCGGACCCATCGGGCCCATCTGTACTTCGGACTTGAAAATGTTCACGCGGCTGCTCCCATGCCCGGCGGTCCGCCTGCGGCGCCACCCGGGGCCCCGCCGCCCTGCGCCGCCTTGGCGCGCATGGCCTGGAGCGCCTGCATCTGCTGATTGTTCTGCGCCATATTGCGCTGCTGCGCCTCAATCGAGTTCTTCTGCGCGGCCGGCGTGACCGAGCCGTTCGGAACGAACTTCACCAGCTTGTTCAGGGCGTCGAGGACCGCCTTGCCTGGCTCGCTGCTGGCACCCATCATCGGGACCAGCTTTTCCAACTGCTTGACGACAACGCCCAGCTCCTGCAGGCCGGCAGCCTCATAGCCCTTGTTGGGAGTCGGCGCGGTGGCGCCGGTTGACCCGAACGGGGGCTGCTGCGGCTGTCCACCCGGCTGCGGAGCTGGGGCTGTTGGCATGGCTTACTTGCGGTGCTTCCGCTTGCCGCGACGCGCACGTTCGATCATGGCTCGACTCCTGTTTGAGTGGTGTGATCGCACTGAGACTGTGCTTAGGCACCATCACCGGGCGCGCAGGCAGGGGCCAGCGGCTTTTTCGCTCACTTTCTGCTTGATTCATCCTAATTCGCCTGATACTGACCAAATAGATGCAGATTAACAGCTCAGACCCCCCGAGAACATGGATAACGGCCAAGCAAGCGGCCGAGGTTCTCGGGGTATCGTTGAACTCGATCTATCGCTATTGCCGGCGCCGCCGACATCGACCGCCATTTGTTCGAATGGGCAACGTCGAAAAAGGCAACTACCGATTCCCCAAGGATAAACTCATCGAATGGGCCTCGGGCTCGAAAGGAAACTAGATGTTCAGTCTGGCGATCAGCTTTGGGCCGCAGGGGCAGATTTGGTCACTGTTATTTAAGGAAGAATCAAAAGCCGACGAAGCGTATGGCGCGTTCCTTAACGCTAGTGGCGGGACGCTGGTCGGCAGCGATGATTTTGGGCAGACGTATGCAATTCCGTTTGGCGAAATTCGTGGGATGCTGATTCAGGATCTCGACCAGATGATCGAGTCGCGCATCCAGCATTCCCTCAACGACGCCAAGGCGCAGGCACGCTACAACGCGCGGATCAAGACGGACCCGGAAATTCGGGCTTTGCAGAATGGACCGGCGGTGTTGACGCCGGGATTTAGGAATTAGTTACCGGTCTGCGGATCGCCCACTTGGTGAGCGAGGGCATCGGGTTTCAGAAAGGCATCCTGCGGCGCAGATACCAGTGATACCATCACCGTTCAAGGATGCCGACCCTCGCACTATTTATCATGCTTATCCGGTTGCCACACACAAACGCTGAGACCTACTAGATGTTGAAGCATCCTTGGAGCGAAAACGAAGATGGCTTTTGGTGCCCAGCTTGCGGCGAATTGATCCGCGCCTCGTTTAGCAGTGAGGAAGGCGATCTGCCCGAGGATTGTCGGACGTGCGGCTTCCCGGACTTCGAAGATGGACCCGGATATTTCACCGATGCGGCGTAAATCATGACGCATTCAGGCGGAAAGCCTCACACAAACGTCGGGGATCGCGGCCAGCGATATGAAGTTCGCTCAACGGGCTATCCCAAGAGCCTCGTGAAGGCCGAAGGATACGCCGTTATCGGGTGGGCAAGCACGCCCGAAGGCGCTGACGAAATGGCGGCGGCAATCCGCCTAGCGCCCGGTTGCACAAGCACCACGATATTTGACCGCCAAGAGAACAAGCCGGTCATCACTCGTTACGCGGGGATTTTGCGATGACCACAACATCTAGGGCTGTGTGTCCAAACCGGATAAGCATGCTATTTATGATGCCCACCTAGCATCTTCTCGATCGTCTTGTCCTTGCCTTCGGGCGATAGCTGGCCGAACAGCTTTTCCTGCATCTTCTCGCCCGCTTCCTTGCGCGCGCGTAGTGCTGCTTTCGCCGCTTCCTTGTTCGGGAACGGCAAATTGTCGATCATGTACTCGCCGTCAACGTCGCCGGTCTTGCGGGCGGCGAAGATCAGCTGCTGTGACTCGTCGGCGAAGATCGGGCTGGTCGAATGACTGTCCACCGTCACCCGCCAGTCTTCCGGCAGGTCGGTGATAGCAAAGTTGTCGTCCATTTTCTTCGGGTCGACCCAGAACTTCCGGCTTTCCTTCGCTTCCATCAGCGTCAGCGTCAGATCCGCGGCGGTGGCGCACTGCCGCTCGACCTGCAGGGCGCGATCGCGCAGCGTCGGGGTGGCGGTTTTGCGCAGCGTGTCCGCATGGACGCCGGCGCGCACGCCCTGCTCGCCCTGGCCGCGCATGATCTCGGGAAATGAGCCGAGGACGTTGATCTGCTCGATGCAGAAGCGCAGCATGTCGAGCGAATTGGGCGGCATCTCGGGCGTCAGATCTTCGGCCTTGCCCCCGACGCCCAGGTTAGCGTAGCCGGACATGCGGAATTGCGCGAACGCTTCGTCGGTGATGTTGTTGTCGCCGGCGAACGCCATGATGCGGTCGATCTGCAGGCCGAACAGCCGCTTCACGTCAGCCGCCCACGTCGTCAGCAGGCCCTGCGGCTCAATCAGATCGACCAGCTCGGACCGCCCCCAGAACCAGTTCGATATCGTGTTCGGTCGGATCAGCCGGTACGGCTGCTGGTGCTCGACACCGAGCAGATTCGACAATTTGAACCGGTTGATGAGGATATCCGGGTGGATCATCTGGATCGTGACGTAGTCGTCCTTGTCCTTGACCCATAGTTCGTGAAATTTAACGGTCGGAGCACCGATCGTCGGGCCCATCACGCCGAAATTGGGATCGTTGCCGATCTGAACGATGCCGCCTGGCAGCGGGCGGGTCGCGGATTGCACGCCAGTGTTGATCTGGGACGTCGAGAGCACCTGGTGGAAGAACGTGTCCGGGCTGTCGCCCGCTTGCCCCGCCTGCGCGTGAGTCATAATGTCGGCGTAAAGCTTCTTGGCGTTCGGAAAATTCCAGATTCGCTGCCAAACCTCGGGCCCGGTCAGTCGTGACGTCTCGCAGAGGGCTTCCTGGGACTCCAGATCGGTCTTGTCCTCGCGGTAGACGCCGAAATTCCAGGGCATCACGAGGTCGGAATTGTACTTCATGCGCGGAGCGACTTCGGTGCCGACGTTTTGCGGCCACTGCTTGAACAGACAGACGCCGTACTTGCCGCCTTCGAACACGCCCTGGGCGAACAGCTGGTCGGTGGACGTCACTTCCCACTGTCGGGTGAGGTGTTTGGCGATCACCTCGCCCTTCTTGATGACCTCGGGGACGTAAGTGTTGTCGTAATCCATCGCAAATTTAAGCTCGACCGGCGAAAACAGGTTCGACGCCACCCGTTCCAGGTGCGAGTTCATCATGTTGATGAGCGACTTGGTGCCGTCGTAGCTGCCGGTCTCGGCGATGGTGTTCAGGATGCGGTAATAGGCGGCCCGCATACCCTGCGAGACGGTGCACGTCTCGATCAATTCCGACGCGAACGGGATCAGCTCCTTGGTGTCGGTCGGAATCTCGATCATGCACGCGGCCGGTAGTTCGGGTTGTTCGTGATCTCAAGCGGCAAGGGGGCCTGCCCGATCGCCGGCATCGCACGCTGCAGGCGGTTCATCGCGCGGGCGCCAGCATTAGGCAAAAGCGGCACGGTCATGCCGGGCGGAGGGGCGTGGGCCGCGGCGGCGTACTCACTGCCTCCGGACCCGAACCCGACTTGGCCGCCCATGCGCTGGATTTGGTCCATCTGCTGGGTTACCGGGTTCACGACATCTTTCGTCGACCATTCGCTGCCCTTGTCGTCGTTGAGGTTGGTGATTTTCAGGCTGGCCATCTCGCTCGGATCGACGCCGGCCGCCTGAGCAGCAAGCTCGACCCGCTTTTCCGAGCCGTCCATCACGCCCCGGGCGACACCGTCGGTCGCTTTCGTGCGCATCGACAGGATGTTGGGCATCACCACGTCGTCGTCGTCGCGCCGGTTGTTGATGTCGGTCTTGCAAATCGGGCACCAATCGGGCCAGCCGTCGGTGACGTCGTAGCGGAATTTCTCGCGGCAAGCGGGGCACTTCAGGAGAACGGCCATCAGAACAAATCTCCTAAGCCGCCGCCCGTGCCTTGTGTGAACAAATTTCGCTCGATGGCTGCCAGCGTCATCGCATATACTGCCTCAATATTCGGGGGCAGCGTTACCGCCCATGCCTCGGCCTTCGCCCAATTCTTGCGCGCTTTGCGCATCGACCCCTCAGCGTAATCCGGCTTGCCTTCAGCTTCCCAATAAACAGCCTTGCGGGCGTGCCGGTTGCCGTTGTCGAGGAAGCTTTGCCTAATCGTTTGGTACATCATCTCCGCCCGTACCTCCATGCGTTCTTCATCGCCAGCCGCTGCTGCTGAATCCGGGTCTGGGCCTTCTGCCCCATGAACTGGGCCATCATATTCTGGTTGAAAAGGGCCGTGGTGTCGATGATGCTGAGCTGCTTTTTCGCCGCCTCGGCCGCCCGGGTGCGCTTCTGGATGATCAGATTTCGCCTGATCTTGGTGTTCCAGTAGTGCACCGCCATGGCCATTGCAACCACCCGGTCGTCCTTTTTCCCGCCTTCGGCCTGGATCGACGAGCCGTCCCGGGTCACCCGCTTCATCTCCTCGACGAGGTCGTGCGACCGGACGCGCAGCTGGAGGTTCGCGACGAAGCCGCGCAACTCCTCCATCAACGACTCTTTGTTGGAGGGGCTAGTTTTCCAATGCCAGGCACTGGCGCCGCCGGACAACGAGTCCGGGCGCGAATACATGAACTGCTTGACGTTGCGGAAGATGTTCTTCAGCCCCTGTTCTTCCAGCGGCGCGTAGCCGTTCTCGATCTGAAATTTCAGCGACTTCAACTCGCCCAGCACGTCGTTGCCAGGACCGTTGAGTTCGAGGATGTAGTGGACGTCCGACAGCGGCTCGTTGCCATACCATGCCATGATGCCAGCGACGACGTGCGCCAGATGGCGCGTGGTGATCATGGTGTAAGCGTACTCGGCGACTTGATCGACGCCATCGGCAAAGCACTTCAGCACTTGAATCGACGATCGGTCGTTTTCCTCGTTCTCGCCATAGGCGGGGTCGACGCCGACGACGTAAACCGACTGCTGCTGCGGTGGCTCCCAGACCTTCAGCTCGATATTGCGGGTAGTCTCCGCCTTGTAGACCTTCATGTCGCTGAACTCGGTGCCGCCGAGGAACATATACGGCGTGAATTTCCGAGAAACGTATTTGTCGGTCTGGTCTTTCAGATTCTCGCCGGCAAAGAAAATTGAACCAGTCTGCTGGAACGCCTCGTCCTCGTCCCAAGGCTGCTCCTGCTTTTGGTACTGGTCCGCTTCGAACCCGGCATCGACGTCGGCATCCGCCTCGTCGACAACCGACGGGTCCATCGCCCGACGATACCAAGCCAGTTGCTCTTGCGTCACCTCGACGTCGTACTGCTTTTTGACCAGTGCGATCTTGGCCAGCTCGTCCTTCGTCGGCGGCTGCGCGCCGTAGAACTCCCAGTCGCGATCGGTGCGTTCGATACGGTGCGAATCCTTCGCCCACCAGCCGATGAAGACGCACACGCAATGACGCGAGTCTTTTCGCGCCTCTTTCCACATGCGTTCCCACATGTTGTAGCCGCGGGCGGTGGACTCGTAGATGTACAAGCGGTTGGGGTTGATGTCGGAGAGCGATTCGCGGAAAGACACCAAGCCTTCCTCGTTGTCGTAGGAACAAAGTTCGCTTAAGTGCGCCAGCGACACGCCGGCAGATCGGCCGAGGGTGCCCGACGTCTTGGTCTTCTTGATGCCGGCTGACTTGAACAGGATCTTGGAATTGTTTGCCAGCGTCAGCCCGTCCCGGTTGTCTTTGCCGATACCGGGAAACTTGAGCCGTTCGGGCAGCGCCTTGATGATGGTGACGAGCTCGTCGCGGGCGAGGTTCTTGTTCTCGTTGGTGTCGAACACCAGGGCGCCGGTCAGGCCTCGGTGCACGCCCAGGAAGAAGGCGCAAAGGGCGCGAATGATGGTGGTGATGCCGAGCTGGCGGGATTTCAGGCAGTAGAAGTCGTGGATGTCGTTTTCAAGGCCGTCGAAGATCGCCGTGATAAACCGGCGCTGGCCCAGCATGAGATATTTGCCGAGGATGATCGGCTCCCCGTGGTCCTTCGAATTGATTTCGCAGTGGTCGAGATAGACGTAAAACGCCTCCTCGAACGCGAGCCTTTTCTGCCGGGACCATCCAGCCATCAAGTCACCGTAAAATAGGCAGGCGCCGACGTCGCCTCGCCACTGGTCACCGTGACCGACCACTGCCCGCGCTGGTTCATGGGGCCGGTGTTGAGAAAACAGAACACATAGGTGCCTCCGATCATCCTGCCGATCGGCGTTGCGATATCAGCGAACTTGGGAAGCACCCGCAAAGACCCTACTCCGAACGTCGTCCCATCCGGCCTTGTGAACGTGGCGGTGAACGCCTGCCCGGGAACGATGCTATAACCGACCGAGATGTAAAAAGAAACCGCCGCGCCCAGGGTCGCTACCGCCGGCTGGTTCCAACTGGTCCGGATCACCGCCGAGCTGCCGTAATCCGTGTCCAGCGCGATCGGCACCGATGGCTGGAACAGCGCGTACTGGGTGCTGCCAAAGACGTCCCCGGCAGCCGCTGCCTCGGCAATCACCGCCATGAGTTGCTTGGTGGCGCCGACACGATCGGTCGCCGCGGCGGCTTCCGCCAGCGCCGCCCGAAATATCGCGCTGGTGGAAACGAGATCGACCGCACTGGCCACTTCCGATATTGTGGGCCGGAAAATCGCCCGGGTCGAGACGGTGTCGGCGGCGCTGGCAGCCTCGCTAATAGCGGACTTGAAAACAGCCATCGCCGTGACGGTATCGACCGCACTTGCCGCTTCGGAAATCGTCGGCTTAAAGATTGCCTTAGCAGTTACTGTGTCAACCGCGCTGGCAACCTCGCTGATCGCCGGTTTAAAGATCGCCTTGGCAGTGACAGTATCCGCTGCGCTCGCCGCCTCGCTGATCGCCGGCTTGAAAATCGCCTTGGCGGTGACAGTGTCGGCCGCACTGGCAGCTTCGGAAATAGCAGGCTCGAAGATCGCCTTGGCGGTGACGGTATCTGCTGCACTCGCCGCTTCGGAAATCGCGGACTTGAAAATCGCCTTGGCGGTGACGGTGTCCGCGGCGGTCGCCGCCTCGACTATGGAAACGGTGTAGATGTTGCCGCTCTGCGACAGCAGCTGCGCGTCATACCAGCCCTGCAAGGTAATCTGCGGGTCGAACCACTTTTTGAAATTTAGCGGTGGTTCGAAGACCGAATTAAGAGCCACGTTACTGCGGCCCGCTCAGTTGAGTTGTGCAAGTAGCGCCAGCCGGAATAGTTAGCGTGCCGGATGCTTCGTGCGCCTCGACCGCAAACGAGTTAGCAGTGGTGCTGTTTGTGCCATTGATCTCTAGTACCCACTTCAGCCCGCTCGCAGCCGTGATGCTGGACGTCGCCAACGCCGATGATAACGCAGTTGCGGAAACCATGGTATAGGCGCTAGTTGTGGTCGTCTGGTAACTCAGCGTCATGTTGATAACCGAAATTGATGCTGATCCAACTAGTTCAAAGTCCACGATACCCGTGGTTCCAACCTGCATGTAGCCGCTACAGATAGAGTGGAAAGTCTGACTAACCGGCGCAACAAATTCGAGCTGACCAGTGTTAGCGGTTGCGCCTTGAATAATCGTAAAGCTGGCGGTCGCATTTGTGTAGGATGACGAGACGCCCGACGATTGCGGATTCATGCTGCATGCTTGGGTTATGACATACGAGGGCGAGGGCCAAATGTTGAAAACTTTGGTCATAAACTGCTGCGTAGCCAGCAACTCACCGCAGTCGGTCAAATGCTGACTATCGCTATTCGTGATCATACCCTGCGCCACGCCCCAGGGTGGCGTTAGCCCCATTCCTGTATTTTGAGCGGTGAATGGGAAAATACTCGACAGCGTGCCGCTCTGATCTCCCATGAAAAGGTCGGCCATGTTGAGGCAGGCCCATCCTTGGTTCTGGCAGTAGGTCATAGAACCTTGTTGAAGGGCCGCGTAGGTCGCGGGGGCGCCGCCGCTGTTGTAGGGTGGCGGCACCCAAAACAGCACGGAAGCGTTAAGGGTCTGGCAGTCGGTCGCAACGATCTGGTTCTGCGCGTTCTGCTGCGTCGAAGTGATGGCGCTCGATGCGTTGGCGTCGTTTTCGCCGTTTTCCAGCACGCACAGCCCGACCTTGCCTGATACGGCCTTGACCCACACCATGCCGCCGTCAGTCACTCCCGATTTGGTGCCAGATGCGAACCACGGAGAGCTAGCGCCGCCTACGCCCCAGTTATCAACGGTAAACCCAGTGGTGCAGGCTGATTGAGCCGCGCCGCAGAATAAAACAGCCTCGTAGGCGTAGAAATCATTTGCCGAACCTAGCGCGGTTAGCGTCAGGGTGCTGCCGGTCGATGGCTGGCTCGCCTGCGCAACAGGATTAGCAAAGTTCTGGATCGTCGCAGCCACCGTGCCGCTGCCCGAGCCACATGCCGTGCCAGCCGATGAGCCGTTGATTGTGACCGTGTAGCCAGTCAATCCGGTGCCCTGCAAGCAGGCGATGTTGACGGATGAATATGGCTGACCAACTGCGATAGTGATCACGCCTCCGCTCGATAGCGTCAATAACGATCCGCCATTGAGCGAGACGCCTGACTGCTGCGGCCCGAGCGTCGTCGAATTGGTCAGAGAGCCTGACGTTAGGGTATATCCATCGCCGGCCGAAACCGTCGTCGTGGCATTCGAAAGCCGAACAATTGGGCGAAAGCCTGTAGAATACTGCTGGAACAGCTGTGACAATTCGTCAATCAGCATCAGGGCAAACGTGCTGCCGATACGCTGCGGGCCATACGCGCACGGTGCCGTCTGGTTACATGTCGTGATCGAGTCACCCAGGTTCTCAATCCGCACGATCGACGACCCGATCTGCGCCAGCGCGTTGTAGAAAAGAGATAGCGCGGGTCCGCCACCACCTGTCGGTGTCTGCCAAGTAGAGGTTGTGCCGCTCGTGGCCGTCAGCACCTTGCCGTTGGTCGGAGCGGTCGCGCTCGATGTGTTGACCGTAGTTGTCGCGCTGGCGATGGCGTTTGCGATACCAGCAGTCAAACCCGACGCGGTTCCGCTGATGTTGGTGCCGGTGAACGATGGGGTCGTGGTAACTGACCACGTTCCGCTCGATACCGAAGGAATGCCCGTGCTCGCGGACGTGTTTTGACCAGTGCCACCCCATTGCGCGCCTATTGCGGTGCCGTTCCAGACGCCGGTAGCTATCGTCCCCAATGAAGTCAGGGACGACCCAGTGATGCCTGCTGGCAGAGACGAGCCAGACAAACTACCAGCAGGATATCCCGTGGTAACGCAACCGACGCCGGTTCCTGACGTATATTGAAGCCAGTTACCAGTGGCCGAACACGAGGGCCAGCTCTGGCCACTCGGCGTAGTGCCCGTCAGTGCGCCCAGCCATTGATTTGCACTGAGGGCAGGCAATGCGGCGTAGGGAATGCCGCCGTAAGTCAGAAATCCGCCGGATGCATTGACAGCAAGCGCGAGGGCAGTAGCCACGCCCGTACCCGGAGTAATGCTCGTGCCCCACGCCGACCCCGTCGATTGCGGGATGCCTGAGGCGGGATAGGAGCTGATGCCGGTTCCGGGGCAATTCAGCGTGCCGCTCGATAGCGTGCAGCCCGAGGCGATCGTCACTATCCCGAACCGCGCCGGCGATCCTCCGTTGTTTTCGATCAGGCCCTCTGAACTGCCAGGCGGGGTGTTCTGCGCCAGCGCCGGGGTGCCCAACAAGCAAAGCAATAATACGAGAACCTTTTTCATACTTCCGCCACCCATCCTAAACTCGTATCAACCCAGGTCTGCGCTCCCCCCTTGGTGTAGACCTCGTTATTCCCCGTGATGCTGCCGGTCGCCGGCGACGCCGTGATCGCGTTCGTCTGTGCTGTCTGCGCGTAATCGACGATCGTCACCTTGTTGTTCGACCCCGCCGCCGTCGGAATCGTCGATGTCTTGGCGCCCGCCGTAGCACTGTTCCACAGGATCAAGCAACTCCCGGACGACATCGAGGCTGGCCCGGCGTCGGTCGTGCCGGTAGAGACAATCCGAACCTGCGGATAGGACGAAACCGGATTGGCCGCGGTGACCTTGATCTCGCCGTTGGCGTCGAACGTACGCCAGCCCTGTCCGTACACGAACTCGCACATCTCGCCCGGTTGCAGGGTCGAGCTGTAGATTTTGTTGGTGTTGGTGCCGTCGTTCAGGTTGACGGTGATCAGGTTGGCGACGGAGGCCGAGGTGTTCAGGATGATCAGGGTGTTGACGTTGCGCTGGACACTGGCGCCGGGCGAGCCCACCACGGTGGTCGTGGTCGCGCCGGTGATCGACGCCGTATTCAATCCGGTCGGCGTGATGGTGCCGGCGTTGTTGTCGAGGTAGGAAGCGTGAACCGAAACCGCCCCGGCCGACCCGGTAGTGACCGAGATCAGCGCCGAGGTACTGCTGAGAATCAGCACTTACATGCTCACGGTGTACGACACC